ATACCTATTCCATAAAATTCTAATAGTTTTGTTAAACCATAAACTAACATTATTGATAATCCTAATGTTGTTATTATTGAACTTGCTGACATTATATAATTATTACAGAAATTAATAATTATATTATATTTTAATTATGCTATCATATACTCTTTTTTCTTTTCTTCTGTAAAATTTTCATCTAATAATTTTTTATTCAATTTATGATATGATAAAGAAACAAAACTTTCATAATTTTTAACTAGTATATCTGGTTTTATTTCATGTTCCCCATAATAACAGATAATAATACATGGCTCTGGATATAAACTTTCTATTATTTCATCGCTTATTTCAAACTCTCTTCCTGTTTCCAAATATATCTTTCCTTCTACAAATAAAGCATATCTATTTATACATCCTGCGTTATATTTACTACTACCATTGTCTACTATTACTCTATCACCTATCTTATTTGAATTTCCAACTTTTAACCAACCGCCGTCTTTTACCGCATCAGAGAATGATCTATAAAAAAAGTAATATTCACCACAAGAATTATATACCTTTTTCTTTGTATTACCAAAAATTGATTGAAATTCTGCTTTCTTAATTTCACTTCCTGTATAAACAGCATCAGGTATTATATAAGTTTCATTGGTCTTATTATTAACTAATAAACCTAAATAAGGAATTTCCGTAAAATGATGTGTAACCTCGCTATCTATGTCTATATTACACACTTTTTTAGTATTTATTATTTCACTTGGTAATACAAACCAACATGTTGTTTGTCTCATAAAATTTAATCCATAAATATCTATTCCTGTTATATTTACTAACGCATATGGAGTACAATAATTCGCTATATAAATTATTCCTTTAAACATATCTTCTGTTACTTTATTATAGTCACAGCTAAGAATATCTAATCCTGTTCTTACTTTTTGTAACACCAAATCTTTAATATCAGTATCTGGATGACTCGCTAATACACATGGAAATGTTAGTTGCTCTTTTACAATATTATTACAAAATGGAATTTTTTCCATCATAAATTGTAAAAAGGGATATTTGTGTTGGATTTCTATATGATAACATAATATAGCTATAACACATATACCTTTATCATTTACTAAGTTATTAAAAGTCAAATTTCTATTTGATTTTTCTTCTAACAAATATTTATAATTCATTATTTAACAAACATATTTATTGTTTAAATTATTTTTATCTAATTCTATTTGTCTATTTTTCTTTTTATTTCATCTTTCACTACTTCAACTCTATTATCCAATACCTTTTTTGTTATTTCCTTTGCTAACTCAGGTTGGTCTTTATAATACTCTTCTAATTGAGATAACAAAAATTTACCCGATATAGTTCTACGAGTTTTCTTTTGTTTATATATCAATGCTCCGCCATTAATATCAAAACAATCTATTGAATTAATTTTCATTACGTTAACTAGGCTTTCAGTTAACTCTTTTTTTTTATTCGTTTTTTCTTTTACTTCAGCCTTTAACTTTGTTATTTCATTATCCATTTTAATCCATTCCTTTATGTTAAGTATTAGTTCGTCTTTTGTGCTAACCTTTGGGTTTGTTTGAACTATTTGTTCTTGTTCTAAAATCTCCATTATTTTATAATAGTTTAATTATTTTAAATATGTTTTAATTAATATAGTTATCAACTTTTAGCTCATTATCTTTTAGTGAATGACATTTACATAGACTATTAGTTTCTATCTTTTTATATTCACATGCTTTACCTTTATTTGGGCTGATTTCTGTTATCTGACACAAATCGGCTTCATTTTCACTATCTTAATAACTCCTTAGTAATATATCCTTCTATTTTGACATTTATATATTATTTTTACCGAATATCTTTAAATTTATTTTGTATATTTAGTTATATTATGTCACCGAGCTATTGGGGTCCCAGCACTTGGATATTTATGCATACTTTAGCGGCTAAAGTAAAAGAAAACAGTTTTCCTGTCATTGGTCCTAGTTTAATTCTTGTTTTAATACAAATTTGTAATAATTTACCTTGTCCAGAATGTTCACAACATGCTAAACAATTTTGGGCTAAGGTTAAAATTGTTAATATTAAAACAAAAGATGATCTTATTAATCTGCTTTTTGTATTTCATAATATGGTTAATAAAAGAAAACAATTAACACTTTTTAATTATAATAATCTTTCATATTATAAAACTAGAAATGTTGTTCAAACATATAATACCTTTTCACGAAATTTTAATACTCGTGGAAATATGAGTTTAATTAATGAATCTTTTCGTAGAAATATGATGCTTTCTTCTTTGAAAACATGGCTAATGAAAAATTTAAATCATTTTGATTTGTAAGTTAGTTTATAGAAGAACCAACTAATGTTCCATCTTTATAAACTGAGCATCTAAATTGTTGTTTAGAAGGCATTGAACATACTTCTTTGTTAGTATTCACTTCATTTATATATAAATAACTCTTCAAAGTTGAACCATACATTATTAAACCAGATATAACTCCTCCTAAAAATAAACCGCTTAATATATTACCTATTACAAGACTTGAAAAAAATCCAGGAATACATGCTAATGAATTTTTAATAAATAAATCTAATGCTATATAAGCTATAAAAAATGCTAGAACACCATAATTAATTGCATTAATGTTATTTTGTTTTGATACCATTATCATAGGAGTTATAAAATACATCATTGTAAAAGTAAGTATATATGTACTATATGTAACATCTTTTGGAATAAACAATTCATTTAAGCCTATTAAACATTTTTGTGGAATTTCCATCGTTGGCTCTTTACTTGAAGATAATCCTTTAAAAACTATTATTCTAACAAATGTTATTATAAATATCCATACAAAGAATACCATTGATTTTTCAATAGTTGCTGTAAACATTGAAAAAACAACTATACTAACACAAATAATAATTGGAGAATAAAATGACAATGAATTAAATATGTCCATTGTATTATCAAAAAGGGCATTTTGTAATCCGTTTACGACTGGCATATACTAATTTATTATATTAATTTTTTTGGAAAACTTCGTAAATAATATTATTCAAACACTAATACAAATACCTCCTCTATTGTTTCAACAGCATTAAATTTTATACTATTTGTTAGTTCATTATCCTTATACTTCTCCATAAAACTATCATAATCTTTTTGGTTTTCTTTTGGATATATAAATTCTGTTACTCCTGCCTTTATACCTCCCAAAAATTTTAAATCCAACCCACCTATCTCTGTCACTTTTCCATCAAGTGTTATTTCTCCTGTTATTGCTATATTGTATTTAATTTTTTTATTATTTAATAAACTATATATGCTTGTTGTTATTGCTGTTCCTGCGCTTGGACCATCTTTTGGAGTTGCTCCTTCTGGACAATGTATATGTATACCATTTAAACTATAATTTTGTTCATTCCATATTTGTTCTCTTCTAACAATTGAAGTTAAATTCCATGCTAATGTTAAAGCCACATTCATTGATTCTTTCATAACATCTCCTTGCATACCTGTCAAGTGTAAATGTAAGAATTTTTCACTTGGTCGCCAATTTGCTTGAATAGGAATTACTCCTCCTTTACCCTGAGCATTTGCCCATAAACCATTAATTATACCTACCTTATTTTCACTATGAATTTTCTTATGCTTTATTTCCTGTTCATCCTTAAAATACTTATTTTTTATATCTTCTATAGTTATATTTATAGGAATCTCGTATTGAGTGTCAAAATTCTTTAAAATATCTAAATTTATTTCACTTACTATTTCAAATAATATTTCTTTTAATTTTCTTACACCAGGTTCCAAAGTATATTCATCTATTATAAACTTTAATACATCATTTGAAAAAATTATCATATCTTGTAAACCCATTTTATCATATACTTCAGGTAAAATATGGGTATTAGAGATTACTAATTTTTCATCTAATGTTAAACTTTTAAATTTAACCCGATGAACTCTATCTAACATAATTTTATCTATAGCATCTACATCATTATAAGACAAAATAAATAATGCTTTTGATAAATCTAAATCTATACCTGAAAAATATTTGTCTTGAAAACAATCATTTTGAGCCGGGTCTAACAAATGAGTTAATACACCTATAATTTCTTTACCAAGTTCAGTTTTAGATATTTTATCTATTTCATCAATAAAAATTATGGGATTCATACATTTTTTATCAATTAAAATTTGAACAATAGACCCCCATGTTGAACCCACATAAGTATAATTGTGTCCATGTAAACTTGAACCATTTGCATCACCCCCCATTTGAATCATCGCAAAAGGTCTTGATATACCGTTAGCATCTTTCAAACAGTCAGCTAATCCTTTTTTTGCTAATGTAGTTTTACCAACACCTGCTGGACCTTCAAAACCAAAACAGTATCCATCTTGTTTTCCATTGATCCATTGACCTATTATTCTTTCAATTTGTTTTTTTGCTTTATCATGTCCATAAACAGCTTTATCTAAAGTATATTTAACATTTTTCATGTAACTGTTTATTTCTCCATATTTTGACTCTATTTCTTTTGTATAAACTAACAAATCAATATTAACTTTTGACATAATATTTTTTTCATTTTTAATATCAAATAAATCCATCAACATGTTTGTGTCATCTTTATTATTTTGAACAAATTCATATATATCATTCTTTCTCTCGCACATATTTCTATTGTTAACTTTTAGTTTTTTATGCAATAAGTTATTGTGTAAAATTAATCTATTTATCTTTATTACAATTATTTTCAATTCACCACAAGATAAATTCTCTAATTTATTATTAATTTCCTCCATAATATTTATTTCCTTTTCTAAGCTATTTTTTATTGATTTTAACGCAGTTAAAATTTCTAAACTTGTATAATTATCTTTTATTTGTATATTTACAAGTTTACAAGATTTATTTATCTTAATCATATTTGTAAATTGTAATTTTATTTCTGACATTATATTTAGCACCGGTTCTCTTCTATAAATATTAAATGGTATTTTTAATAACCCATCTAAATATTGTCTAGCTTTAGAACCTGTATCTTCTGATTTTGCTTTTATTTCTTTTAGTTTTTGCATTGCTTTTTCTTTTACAGAATCTGAAACCTTTAATAAACATATTTGTTGCTCTAATGGAATCTTTTGTATATTAAAATTTGATAAATCATTTGTGTATTGAACTGTGCTTTTTATAGCATCTTTAAAATATTGTTTTATTGACCAAGGAAAGCTATCAAATAATATTGTTTGTTCTTGTGTATCAATATTACCATTTGTGTCATTTGACAAAAGATCATACAATAAATATGCCAAATATTGATTATCATATTTATCTATTTTAACTAATAACTGAATGATAATACTTCGTTTTATATATAATTCTGAACTAATAAAATCTCTTACTACCTGTGTTATTGTTTTTTGTCTTAATGTATTCAAATTACTCAAGTATCCAGCATATTTTGAATAAATTTCATGTGGTTCTGAAATTAAATAGTCTTTTAAATTTAGTGATTGAATAAAACGACTAAAAGTATCACCTTGAAATTCTGAGCTTTGTGGAGAATTTTCCTTAATAGCTTGATATTTTAAATTCACATATTTATTATTCAAAAAGTCAATTATTATATCATCGACTGTGCCTGTTATTATTAGACTTTTATTATGTTGTGGATCATGAATTATTAATTGAATACCATATACTTTTAAATGAAATGATTTTATTTTTATACTTATGTCAGAACTATCTAAATTTTTGGATTTTTCATTTAATGAATAATCATTTAACTTGGATTGTTTTTCATTATCACTTTTTTTTGTTCCAACTAATTTATAACATGTCGGATGAAAATATTTTTTTAATAACTCAAATTTATGTTTATCTATGTCTGAAATTGCGTATGTGCTTACTGAATTATTTCCAAAACAAATCCATAGTAGATCCTCAAAAGAATCTGTACCAAACAACTTAAATAAACTTGATAATTCATTATTAACAACCTGAAGAATATTAATAATATTGTCTGTGTTACCTTTTATACTACTAACATCATTTATATCTTTTATCCTTTTACTGAGTTCAAAGAGTGTATTAATACAGCTATTTACCTCACTAACTCCAATAATATCCAAAATTTTATTCTTTTGAACATGTAATATTGTTTTTTGAATAACATCATGAAAAAATAAGAGTTTCTTTTCAATTAATACTACAATTTCTGGAGTAGTTTTCTTTACTGGATTTCTTTTAAAATTTATATTTTTATCACACATTATTATATATATTATATAATTATATCTTTTACTAAAGATAATTAAAATTTTTGTCTCTTACCACTAAACCAATTAATTAATTATATTATTAAATATATTAAATACAGTATTACATAGCATAGTAATACAAATGGGAATTCCAAGTTATTTTTCATATATAGTTAAAAATCATTCATCTATTATTAAAAAATATGTGAAGGATGTTCTAAATGTTGATAATCTTTATTTAGATTGTAATTCTATTATTTATGATGCTTACAGTAAAATGGAGTTTGATAAACTTACCGAAAATGTAACTATTAGCATTATAAGACGCGTTATCTTAAAAATTGAAGAATATATTACTGTTATTAAACCATCTAAAACAGTTATTATTGCTTTTGATGGAGTAGCTCCTGTAGCTAAATTGGAGCAACAACGCTCTCGACGGTATAAGTCTTGGTATCAGAATGAAATTTCTCGTCAAATTTTTAAAAAAGAAAAAAAAGACCCATGGAATACTACTGCTATTACACCTGGAACCAAATTTATGGCCGAATTAAATAATACGGTATTCAAACATTTTACTAAACAAGTTTCTAATAATTTAAACGTTAATAATATTATTATTTCGGGTTCAGATAAAATTGGAGAAGGAGAGCATAAATTATTCTCCTATATTCGTTCATATCCAGAAAAACATTCTGAACAAACTACAGTAATATATGGTTTAGATGCTGATCTTATTATGCTCTCAATTATTCACTTACCGGTTTGTCCTAAATTATATTTATTTAGAGAAACGCCACATTTTATTCAATCCATTGATGCTTCATTAGAGCCGGAGGCTAATTATTTTTTAGATATTCCTGAATTTGCTATAGCAGTAACAAAATATATGAATAATGACAAAGAATTAACAACACAACAACAAAAAAATAAGGTTTATGATTATATTTTTCTTTGTTTCTTTTTAGGTAACGACTTTTTACCACATTTTCCAGCTGTTAATATTAGAACAGGTGGAGTTAATAAAATGATTAATGCCTATAAGGCAACTATTGGCGAAACTAATTTAAATCTTACAGATGGAAAAACTATTTTTTGGGAAAATGTAAGAAAAGTTGTTCAGCAGCTAGCTAACCAAGAAGAAGAATTTATAATTAAAGAACATTTAGAACGTAATAAAAAGGAAAGATATAGGGGTCCTGATACAACTCCTCAAGAAAAATTCAAAAATTTTGAATTAACTCCTCTATATGAACGTGATATGGAGATATTTATAAATCCAGTTAAACCACATTGGCAATCTAGATATTATCGTGGTTTATTTGGTATTAAATTTGACCCTAATAATTCTAAAAAGGAAGACATTGCTATTAATTTTTTACAAGGTCTTGAATGGACTATGAAATATTATACAAGTGGTTGTCCAGATTGGCGTTGGCGTTATAGATATAATTATCCGCCTTTACTTCAAGATCTTATCAAATTTATTCCCTTATTTAATACAACATTTGTTCCAGAGAAGTCTCAAAATCCTGTATCTGAGATTGTTCAACTTTGTTATGTTTTGCCCCGTTCTTCTTTAAATTTGTTGCCAAGTAAATTATATTTTGAACTAATAAAAAAATATGATCATTGGTATAAAAGTGATTGTGATTTTGTTTGGGCATATTGCAGCTATTTCTGGGAATCTCATGTAGAAATGAATGAGATAGATATTGATGAATTAGAAAAATTTATTGTAGTTCATAGGCATCTTTTGGTTTAAAATATGCTCTAAATTATTGTTTATAATTTATTACCATAAATGGTTTCAATTTTGTTGCTTAAAAATTGGCGAAATTTTTAAGTAATAAAAATTTTTCAAAAAGTATTTTCGGTTTTCAATTTTGGACATTTTTAAAATGTCCATTTTTGAAAAATCAAAAAAAGTTTTAAAAAAGACCCTCAAAGACGAGAGTTCTGACGAAAATGCTCTAAATTTCAAAAAAAGGTGTTAAAATCGTGTTACGATAATTTTTTTTATATTTTTTAAAAAACTATTTAGGAACTTTTTTATTATCCAAATATAGTATACAAATGATATCAAAAAAAGTTCCAAAAATATACGAATGTAAAAAATGTGACTATAAAACGTCACGTGAAAGTCAATGGTTGCGACATTTAGCAACTGGTAAACACAATGTGGATAATTTGGATATAAATAAAGTTCCGAACATGTTTAAATGTGAATGTGGTAAGACATATTCATATAAACCTGGACTTTATAAGCATAAGAAAAAGTGCGATTGGAACCAAAAATTAAGTAGTGAAGAGATATTTATGAAACTTTTGAAAGATAACCAAGAATTTAAGCAAATGATTATTGAACAAAACTCTAAAATTATGGATTTAGCATCTATTAAGAATACAACCATTATTAATAATACAACTACTAACAACAGTAACAGTAATAATAATTTTAATTTACAAATGTTTTTAAATGTTCAATGTAAAGATGCCTTAAATATATCTGAATTTGTTGATTCTTTACAGCCAAAAATTGAAGACCTTGAAACTACTGGAAGATTAGGTTATGTTGAGGGTATTTCAAAGATTTTCTTAAATGGTCTACAAGGATTAGACATTAATAAACGACCAATACATTGCTCTGATCAAAAGAGAGAAACTATTTATATCAAAGATAATAATGTATGGGAAAAAGAAGGTGAAAATAGAGACAAATTAAAATTGGCTATAAAAACAGTGGCTTCAAAAAATATTAAGCAAATTCCTATATGGCAAAAAGAAAATCCAGATTGTTTTGATTCCTCTTCCAAGAAGAATGACCAATATTTACGTATTGTATCAAATGCCATGAATGGATTAACTCCGGAAGAAACACAAAAAAATTATGATAAAATAATTTCAAAATTAGCAAAGGAAGTAATTATACAAAAAGAATACACCCCCTTTTAGTGGAAATAAACGAAAAAGAACACCAGAAGAAGAAAATGCGTCTTTAAAATAATTTAATTATAAATTAATTTAAAGAGCTTTAAGTTGTTTTATCAGAAAATAATATATTTATGTCGTCTTGTTGGGCGCAATCTTTTATGTTTTGTTTGACGTCTTTTACCATGTTTTAGTTTTCTCGTTTTACGCTTCTTATTTTTACGTGTTTTTTTATGTTTTTTAACCCTGCCACCATATAATCTATCAGGTTCATATTCTTCTCCTTCTTCTTTCCCTTGTTCAAATCTATTATAATTCTCTATACCATAACGTCCATAAAACGATTGAATCATCTGATTACGACTAGGAATAACTGTAAGATTTGTTGATTGGAAATGCGAATTTCCAGGAACCGGTGGCGTATCTTCTAATTGTTTTACAGCCTTTTTAAACAAAACTGTTATAAAACCTGCCTTTATAGATAAAAAAAGTAACGCAGGAATACTTATTATCATACCAAATTTAGCAATTGCCCATGCTAATGATGTTAAACCTGCCATTCCTTTATCAGCTAGTATTTCTCCATTTTCTAATAAATTAGTTCCTACTTCTGTTGTAGAATTAACTAAATTATTTATTACTCCCGTTCCCATTTTTAGAGCTCCACCAGTATTTACAGAAAACCATTCATTCATAACTTGCCATTCAGCTTTAGTAAGATTTGTTAGTTCTCTGTTTTGTAATAATTCTTGAACCCGAGTTCTCATTTCTTTATCGTGTTTTTCCATTTTTTCTTTTAATACAAACATAGTGGCCTCTTTTTCTCTTGTTAGTTTAAGCACGTTTTCTCTTTCTGTAATAGGAAATTGAGATAAAGCAGCAATTGTTTGATTTTTTATTCCTATCCACATAGATGCTATATTTTCAAAAAATATCTTATAATCTGTTTCAGAATCGCTATCTAATAATGATTTAGTTAATCCAGTATCATAATTTGTTAAAATCTCAATAATTAATTGAGATTTTTCAAGCAAACTCTTCATATTCAATCGTCTTTCATCACTCGGAATATCAGTAATTACTTCACCATTTTCTATATGTTGAATTCCTTGTATAACAGTAGAATAATATGATACTACATTTTGTGCTAAAACTTTCAAATGAGTTCTAGATCTAACAGGATCCTTTATATATAATAAACCATCCGTTTCATTAAAAACATAAGTAGGTCTTTTAATTTGACAAATAGCTGTTAAATAAATACGAAGATTTGTTACTTCTAATGCTTTCATTGCTTCTTTTCCAAGTGTTTGTAAAACTTCACTTGCAATAGTTTGAAATGCCTCTAGATTTATTTCCTCACTTAATTCTGTAATTGCATTATTAACTGCTTCATCAATATTATCATATACTTCAATTAATTGTTCTGTATTAGGACGTTGTGTTGTTACAACATCTGGTGATGTTTTTGATATTTCAGAAATTAAAATAAATGAAGGGAAAAACCCAGAAATAGAATTATATGCACTCGTTGCTGTGCTTTTTATATCTTTGCTTAAAATTTGTGTTAATCCTGGTTCTTCTGTTCCAGTAAGACCTAGTCGTCCTATTTCTTTTGACCTTATTTGCTGTTCTTTTTGTTGAGTTATTTTTATTTTCTCTTCTCTTAATTTGTCTAATTTTGAAGCCAATTTAGAATTTAATAATCTAAACAATTCTATTGGTAAATTTTGGTCGGTTGTTCTAACAAAACTTCTACATACTTCTTCTAATCCAAGTGTAATTTCCTTTGACAACATATTAATCCTAACAGTTTCATTTCTCATAGCTTCTACAAATTTTTCATTAAAATGTTTATCGGTTACAAATAAAGAACCAAATAAACTCATATTATCTCTCATATTTTTAATAGTAGCTTGTTTATATAAATCTGTAACATTTGTTTGTAAAACTCTATCAGTAGGAAATCTAAAATTTTGTTTATATTGTTGTGTAAATTTAATCAGCATAGTTTCATTTCTTGGATCAAGTTCTTCCTGAAATCCATAAACTTGTGGCATTTCTTCTTTATCAACATCTATTTCTACTGATATACTTACTTGGTTTAATAAAGCAAGCATCGTTCCTACTGATGTTACATTAGTAACATCCATAATTAAAAATATTGCTATAAATTTTAAAAAATATGGTAATAGATTTCCTCCTCCACCTTCTAATTCCTCAATAACAACACTACTTTCTTTCTTTTCATTATTTAATAAAGGTCCAATATTATTGATATATTCGGTTAAGTTATCCATTTCAATAAAATTTTTAATAATCTCACCAAAAAAATAACTTTTACCATATTGTATAATATTAGCATAAGCAATTAAATAATTCATTTTATCTTTATCAACCTCAGTTAGCGTTAAACTTTTAGGTGTTTTAGAAAGAAAATCTTGCTCAATTTCATAAAATCTATAATAACCATATATAGCATTACCAACGATTTCTTCATAGTTTTTATTTAAATTATCAATTAATATTTGGGGCGTTAATGTGTTCATATAATATATAATTATATTTTATTATTAATTGCGGAACTATTTTTAAAATAATATCTAAATTTAATATAAATGTCGCAAAAAACAATTATATCATATTTTCAAAGTAGAGAGCATTTTATTCGTTTATTAGAAAAAAATCCAGGTTTAGTAATAATTAAAATGGGAGCCACTTGGTGTAAACCATGTAAGCAAATTAAGCCAGTAGTTGATGCTTTTTTTGCTTCATCTCCAGAAAATGTTATTTGTTGTGAAATTGATGTTGATGAATCTTTTGATTTATATTCATATTTTAAAAGTAAAAAAATGGTTAATGGTGTTCCTGTTATAATGTGTTATAAAAAAGGAAATACATCTTATATTCCTGATGAGTCTGTAACTGGAGCAGACCCAGTTCAATTAGATGCGTTTTTTAAACGTTGTGGCTTACATTTATTATCAGTTTCAACCTTAAAAAAGAGACTTATTCAAAACACATAAAACAATTAAAAATTTACTAACTACAATCATTAGATATTACAGTTGTTATATTCTTTTTATTTTCTGTATATTGTTGTTTAGATAAAATAAGATTTACAGGATTTATAATTAAATTATCTATCATTACACCAACCTGAAAGATAAATGAGACAAAAATCATAGCTATAAAATATACAATAATAATTATGTTTCTGTCTCATTTATATTTCGGTTGGTGTAATAAGGGATTAAGAAAACTAATCATAAAAGATACGATACAATTACAATAAACGAACGTATAACGCAATTCAGAAATGTTGTGATTGTTTTCAAGGGTGTAAATAAAAAGAAGAAATGGAAAAGTTAATTTATCAGTTGATACAAAAGGGTATAATCCTTCCAGCCACCGAAATTTAGTATAAGTTTCTCATTTTTCTTTCCGAACGGAGTAATTAAAAAGCAATTTTAAATACGTTTAAAAACATATAAATATATATACGCTATATTAAGAAATGAGTGAACAACCTAACGAGAAAAATATTTTTTTAAAAATTGTTAGTGAAGACATTTCAGTTCCTGAGACCGAACAAAAATCAGAATCAAATACAGAAGTTACAAGTATAGACGGGTATACACAACCAAATAATGATGTTAATTTACTCAACCCAAAAACGCGAAATACTATTAATAGGTTTTTTGAATATTATATTAAAAAACTGGCGGAAAGAAATAAAGCATTTAGAGATAAAAAAAATTTAATGATAAATACTATAACAGTTTCAAACGATGTTATACAAAATGCTAAACAACATGTTAAAACAATAATTCATGGAGGTGCAGGACGAACTACTGTTAAGTCAAAAAGGAATATTATAGAAACAAATACACCAGAAGCAGAACCGGAACTATTAGAAATGTTCGATGATAAAAGTTCTTCAATCTCTCCGACACCTTCTGACTCTTGGGATTTGGGTATTCCTGATGACATATTTATGTATAGATCAAATAAAAATAATAAGGATAATTCTATAATAGAAACAACATTAAAGACTGTTTTAGGTGAAGACAATAAAATTGAATATACTAACAAAGCTGAAACAAATACAAAACAAATTATTTTATTACATTTTGAAAATGATACATTTATACCAGTAATTAAAATTGATGATCAATATATTGAAATAATAAATAAATGGTATAAAACATGTGAACAAACTATGGATATTGAAGATATAAATATAAGTATTCCAAATGATATTGAAGATAGCGATATAGATACAGTATTATATAAAAATATTAACTGTGAACACAAAGATTTATTTGTTAAGTCATATTTTCCAGAAATATTGAATAACATAACTCTTCAAAATAAAATTAAAAGTATGAAAAATAAAATCTATGATTGGCCTCTCAAGGAGACAAATGTATCTATTGTAAAAAAAAAACAGTCTCTTAGTGATTTAAATATAATAATACCAAAAAATATGGTATATACCGAAGATTATTTTTATATGAAAGGAAATAACAAAATTGTATACCCAAAATATAAAGACCCGATTTTTAATAAAATAGAAACATCAAGACATGAATATAAAGACCCGTTTGTCAATAAACCGAGTTTTAATGAAGAATATCACGGTCTTAATAGTGATACTAAGGGTTTATATTCATTTAAAAAGAAAGAAATGGTGCGTCGTTTTGGTCATTCTAATATAATGCCACAAAAGGTTTTTGAAACTGGAAGTAAATCACATAATATTTTAACAAGTAATTCGTGTCAAATTATTGATGGAATTGGTTATGCTTGTTATAATGCTGAATATAATATATTGAAACCACCTTTTGGAATATCATCTTCTCTAATAGAGGAAAGATTAAATACATCATCTATTACAAATTCTAATAAATTAATTATTGTTTTAATTAATATTATGTTTTTACAAACAATTGTTATTAGCGAACCTGATTTATTAACTCTTGAAACAATTTTTAAACATGGTGAATACGGGTTTATTGAATTATTTACTTTTAATACAGATAATAATGAAATTGAAATATTAATTCAAAAACAATTTAATGCCACGATTTTTAATAATCGTGAAGAGTTAAACCAAACGTTATTATCTACATCTCAAATAATTGAGCTAATTAAAAGTAAACAAATTAATACTGGACCTTTATTAGAAGAGGAACAAAGTATTAAAAACTACTTACAACAATATTTTGAAATATCGGATGATGCTGACAAAAAAATGAAAGCTTCAACATTATATGATATGATTACATTGGCAGAAGATATATGTGATATTGACAGAAGTAAAATGTCTGGATTTAGAAATAGATTATCAAAGTATTTGAAAGATATCGGATTACAAAAAATACGTTATGATGATGGATATTACTATTATGGAATTGTTAGTAAAGAACCTGAAAAAATTTTTGAATCTGGTATTCAATCTGATAAACAACATACATATATATGTAAAAATATTGAAGAAATTAAAAAAGAGAGAAACGCACTAAAATCCGAAGTAAAACTTAATAATTTTTTTATAAATTTGGAAATATAACATACTGATTTTTTATAAAATTATAAATCAATTTTTAATATATAAAAAAACTATTTAAAAACTTTGCTTTTTAAACATTAATGGATAATCATTATCAAGATAAGTATAATGAATACATGAGAAATATTGGCATTCTTATGTTTACATTTGAAGTAACAAAATGTTGTGGATATAGTACATTTATTAATGTCTATAAAAATCAAACATTACTAGAACTTTATTCTAATATAATTAAACATTTTGGAAATATTGAAATAAAACATCTTTATTTTGTTTCACCTGAAAATGAACGTATTACGGTTCCAATTTCAACACAATCAGTTTCTGATTTTGTTAGAACTAATGTTATTTGTAATCCTATTAAATTGGTTCCTATTTATGATTTACCAAAACCAGTTATTTACAGAATATTTTTAGATGATGGGCATTGTAGTGAAGATAATTGCTCAACTGTTCATTACCATGTTTAATTTTACAAGTTCTACTTTTGAATATTTAGTTTATAATATAAATAATATTGAACTACTATAATATAAATAAATATTCAATTACTATAGTATAAATGAATCGCAGAGAACTAGGAGAATATACGCCTACCAGTTGTCCAAAAGCTGGTATTAAAATACATAAATCAAATAACAATTACAGAGAAGACCCATTTCTAAAGGACCCAAACAAACAATCTAAATTATCTAAACCAGTTAGTTTTGAAAATACAACATTAAATACATTAGATTTGGATTTAGAAAACTATTCATTAGATGATTTATATCATCTTTTTAACATTAATGGAGGCATTTTGAATGAAGACAATTTAAAATCAGCAAAACAAATAGTTCTTAAAATGCATCCAGATAAATCAGGTCTTGATTCAAAATATTTTCTATTTTTTTCAAAAGCTTATAAGCGTCTTTATGGAATTTATGAGTTTCAGAATAAATCAAGTAAAAAGCAATATAAAGATGAAGATTTTTTTGATGAAAGCAATAGAAATATACTTGATAATATGTTTAAAAAAAATAAAAATCTTAAGGAACCTAAAAACTTCAATGAAATGTTTAATAAGGCTTTTGAAAAACATCGTTTAGATAATCCTATGGAACATGGTTATGGAGATTGGCTTAAATCTAATGAAGGTTTTATTTCTGTTAACGAAAACGTTACTAAAGAAACTATGAATGAAAACTTTGAACAGAATAAAAAACAAATACAAGCTCTAAGTGTTTACACCGGTGTAACATCCATGTTTGCATCTAGTTTGGGTGGTTCTCTTCTTGATGGAGGGGGAGATTTATCAACGGATACTTATACTGATTTAAAACAAGCATATACTGAAACGCTTATTCCAGTTACGCAAGAAGATTATAATAAAATACAAAAATTCAATAATATAAGTGAATATAAGCGACATCGTGACCAAGTTGATACTACACCTATTTCAAAAGAAGAAGCTGAACGTAAATTATTAGAGCAAAAACAACAACATGACCAACATTCTGCTGCATTAGCTTTTAAATTAGCTCAAGAAGCTGAACGAGCTAAAGAAAAACAAAATGGGTTCTGGTCAGATTTGAAGCAAATTACGGGATGGTAATTAATATAGCACAATTAATTCAGTAAATATATCATTAACGCCAATATTTACAAGAAACTCAATAATTTGAACAGAGCAACACAAGAAATTTAAAAAATTGCTGAAATATGTATTATTATTTAAAAAAGTACTATTCAAAGAATTTATTGTTAAATATTCTAAAGATTATTTTTAATTAGACCAATCAACTTCCTTTCCTAATACATTTTCAATACGTTTAAAAACATTGGAGCCTACAAAGCCTTTTGCTAATGGAGATGGATGTACTTCTGTAATAATTTTGCTTTTATTTTTTATAAATACATTTTTTGATTTGGCATAATTTCCTAATAATAGAAATACACAATTATCATTTTGTTCACTAATAAATTTAATTACTTCATCAGTGAACTCTTCCCAAATATACATATCAGAACCGGCTTTTCCTCGTTGAACTGTTAATGATGAATTAAGAAGAAAAATTTTTTCTCTTTTAAACCACTGTTCTAAATTGCCCGATTTAAAATTATAATTTCTTTCTGGAAATTCTAAATTTAGTTCTTTAAATATATTTTTTAAGGATGGAGGAATTTTTTCAGAATCGGGAACCGAAAAGCTAAGACCATGAGCTTGGTTTGGTCCGTGATACGGATCCTGACCTAGCAACAATATTTTTATATCTTTTACATTCATCTCAAATACACGAAATACTAATTCCTTTGGTGGATAAACTTCACTACTATAAATACTATCAAGTTCAAACTCATATTGGTCAAATAATTTTTTCCAAGAATCGTGAATTCTATGCATTATTAGTTAGTTAATATTATTTTAAATCATTATTTAAATTCAATTTTTAATTTAAAATTCTTTGCTTAACTTTTGTAAAAAAATAATATAAATTTATAATATATGTTAGTGTCTAATTATATTGTACTATTTGTTATACTTATATCATTAGGAATCCTATATCAAAAATATCTAGAAAAACAATCTAGAACATTATCTTTTGATAATTATCATGAAATTAAAAAATATTTACTAAAAGATAAAACTTTAGATAAGAGTAAAAAACCTATTTTATGGATTCATATTCCACATGAATATAATTCACGTAATTGGCTAAGCTTTGGTTCAAGAAGCTCTTATGAATTAAATCAACCATATTTATACTTAACAGTTAAAACAATCATAAAAAATTGTGATGAATCTTTTAAAATTGTAATGATTGATGATGGTTCTTTTGAAAAACTTATTCCGAATTGGAATATTAATATGAATCTTATTGCTGAACCAATGAAATGTTATATTAGACAACTTGCAATGGCTAAACTTATTTATACATATGGTGGTATGAATGTTCCAATTTCATTTTTATGTTTTAGAGATTTAATTAGCTTATATAATAGAGGAACAAACGACGATTGTATGTTTGTATGTGAAAATTATGATTCAAATATAACATCAACTAACAAATTATTTTATCCAGATGCTAGATTTATGGGTGCTAACAAACAGAATGAAACGGTTAAGCAATTAATTAATTTTATGGAACGAACCATTTCAGATGATTATACTGCACAACCAAAATTTTTAGGAGAATTTGACAGATGGTGTAACGAGAAGATAACAAAAGGAAAAATACGTTTAATTCCAGGAACTGATGTTGGAACAAGAACAGTTGATGATGAACCTGTTACAATTGAAACCCTATTAGGTGATGATTATATTCACTTTTATGGAAAAATGTATGGTATATGGATTCCGGCTTGTATGATATTAAAACGTAGACATTATGAATGGTTTGCTCGCATGAGTCCTGAACAAATATTTGAAAGTCATTTTATTCTCGCAAAATATATGGTCTTATCTTTGGCGCCTGATTCTCATATGGGCGTAATTGAACCAATGGAAAACGCCGACCCAAAGTGGATATCATTTTGGCGCGTACCCCTCACATCGGGAACCCTAAATGTATTTGGTCCTATGCCTTTGGGACTTGGAAATAATGTTCCACGTGCAAGAAATGCAGGAAATATGCCTTAAATATGTTTTCAACACAATTTCCTATAAATTCATATTTTAAAACCAGGTAGGCATTAAATAATTATTTTTGTCTCTTTGAGATTCAACAACTGGTGTAGACATTGGAACTGCCAATGTACTAACATCATGTAAATATTTTATATAACTCTGTGCTTCAGAATATACATGATAAATACAATAATCCAATACAATTTTATTAAGTTCTTCAATTTGTTGAGATATGTTTTGAGGTTGATTAGCAGCATGTTGTAAAAACACACTTCTCATAATAATTTTAAGAGTATCACAATCTTGAGGAGCGACCGTATATTGTTTGTTAGATTTTTTATATACTCCGGCTCTGATTCCATTTTGAATAATTTGAATATTTTCTTTAGAAAAATAAGCTTTAGATAATGGTGTTTCATCCCATTGACCTAATGTTGGTTCCCTAAATGTAACACATTGATTTGCGGGTATTTTATCATACATGGCAAATAAATTGCTTAGATCAGGTCCTTGTGTTTTATTAATAATATCAACACGTCCATTAATTGTTTTATAACTATTCATATTATAATACATCCATAAAAAAATTATATATTTATTTTATATAGAAATGAATTTTCAAAAAATAGTGCTAACAATAGCTACAATCTTACTAATAATTATATTAGTTGTAATAGGTGTAGCCTTATCTAAAGCAAGCGTTGAAGAAAATTGGCCTCCAGTTGTTGGTGAATGTCCTGATTACTGGATTGATATGTCAGGAAATGGTGAGGCGTGTTTTAATAGTAAAAGTTTAGGAAGATGTAATATACCAAGTGAAGGAAACCCTAATACAATGAACTTTAATCAGTCACCATTTATAGGAAATAATGGAGATTGCTCTAAATATAATTGGGCAACTGCGTGTAAAATAACATGGGATGGTATTACATCAGGTGTAAAAAATCCATGTGATACTTCAACAGATGATACAAGTAGTTAATTATAACTAAATAAAGAATAATATAAATATATTAAAAATATATAAATATATATTTATATGGTCTTTTCAAATAATCCTGAAGATTTTTTAAAAAATGTAGATAAATTACCTAAAGTGTTAGTTAACATAGTTTATTTATATATTCCAAAATCAGTAACTATGTTTTTAACAAAAGAAAACTATGTAAAAGATCATCATCTTATAAGACAATTTATTGATAAAAGAAAAATAGAACAATATATTCGTGCAATGGTAAGAGATGATAATGATTTTGTGTTTAAACATTTGTTAGTTGAGAATTATAGAAGATGGTTAAAGATGAGAAATTATTATTATAAAACATGTATCTATGGAAACTATTTGAATTTTTTAGAGTCATATGCAATTGATAATAAATCTACAAATTGTAGAAAAACACTAATGAATTTTTTTGAAGAACAAGGTTTAAGTAAAAATCAACATAAAAAAAATACAGTTAGATATATAAGATGGAAAACTTAAATATAACTACTTTATTAAACCGAACGGATGAAGCAAATAAAATTAAAGATATTTTAAAAGATTTTGAAGCAAATAAAAATAATTTGGCAACAAAACGTGGTTTATATATATATGGTGATCCTGGTTCTGGAAAAACAACATTTATTGTAAATATTTTGAAAGATTTAGATTATGATATAATTAAGTATGACGCTGGTGATATAAGAAATAAATCTATAATAGATACAATAACAAAACATAACATGGCAGATAGAAATGTAATGAGTATGTATTATAAAAAGGTAAAACGAATAGCAATTATAATGGATGAAATAGACGGTATGAATAATGGTGACAAAGGAGGATTAAATTCATTGATAAAAATAATAAGGCCAAAGAAAACTAAAAAACAAAAATTGGAAGAAACAACTTTAAATCCTATTATTTGTATAGGTAATTATCATATTGATAAGAAAATAAAAGAGTTAATGAAAGTATGTTATGTAATAGAATTAAAATCACCAACAAAGACACAAATAACATCAATAGTTGAAAAGCTTATTCCTATTTTTAATACATTAAAAGATGAGGAAACAAAAAAAAATATAATTAACTATATTCAGGGAGATTTAAGAAAGTTAAATATAATTTATGATTTGTCAAAGAATAATGAAAATATACTAACAAACAATAGTATTAAAAATATATTTTTAACAAAATTATATAATGATGATACAAGAAAAATAACAAAAAAGTTAATAAATAATAATTATCCAATAGAAGAACATTTAACAATTATGAATGAGACAGATAGAACAATAGTTGGATTATTATGGCATGAAAATATAATAGATGTGTTAGAAAAGGTTAAAAAAGAGGAAGCAATACCGTTTTATTTAGAAATTTTAGATAACATGTGTTTTGCTGATTATATTGATCGTATAACATTTCAAAAGCAAATATGGCAATTTAATGAAATGAGTTCACTAATAAAAACTTTTAAAAATAATAAAACATACCATAATACATTTGACCCAAAAAAGAAACAAAAATATAATCCAGCGGATGTTAGATTTACAAAAGTACTAACAAAATATTCAACAGAATATAATAATTCTATTTTTATTCAAAGTTTGTGTCAAGAATTATCAATGGATAAGAATGATATGTTTGCTTTTTTTATGGATCTAAAGAATAAGTATAATGATAATGAGATTTTAACTTTATTTGAAAACTATAATATTTCAAAGTTAGATATTAATAGAATTTATAGATATTTAGAAAAATACACAAAAGAAAATGCAGCAGAAACGGAAGATAGTGTATTCGATGAAGAAATAGAAGAAACTTAATAAGTATTTTAAAATATTAAACATTATTAATAATCGTTTTATTAATAATTTTTTAAACATTATTAATAATTGTTTAATTAATAATAACATAAGGAACATAAGGCTCAAGACCCATTTTCTTTTGAGCTTCTGTTGCACGCGAATGCCACTTTAGTTTTACATCAAGGGAAACAGTAGTAAAATGATGCTCCTCATATTGTTCAGGAGTATCGTAATAAAGCATAAGAGGCTCCATTCTTCCATCATGTCCAGTTGCTTCACATACCTTGAAAAGAATATCTTGTTCAGCACTTCCAACAACAATATTATATCTAGCCCCAGTTACAGCATTTCTAATTAAAGTTCCAGTGGAACCAGAACCATAATTTGTAATAGTAATGTATTTATGATATTTACCATCAGTCCATATCCTATTAAATGGTATAGTATATTCTTGATAATTCTTATCTAATTTCTTTAGCTCTTTTTTTTTCTTCAGAGAATCTGCCGCTTTCTTTTGTTTTAAGTCAAAATATAATTCATCATTAACAGCAGTTTCTAAAAACTCATCGTTATACATTTCTTGATTGATATATTATAATGTCATTTGTCTTTAAATCATTTTAAATAACTATATTATTTTAGACTTAAGTTCATTAATTTCAATCGTTAGCTGTTTAATTTTTTTAAGAAGCTCAGTTATAAGCACATTTTTATCTGATAGTTTCTTTTCATACTCATTTCTTATTGTTTCAACATCCTTATTAACAGGATTATAAAGTGATAGTATTTTTTGTTGAGCTTGTAACATCTTATTATGAACTTCCAATCTCTTTGTTCTTTCTTCCTCCATTTTCTGCATTTGTTCTAATAATTTTGGTTTATATTCTGGTCTTCCTGGTTCATAATTTTCTAAAAGATTATTCATGTCATACATATAAAATTGTTTTAAAATAGGGTCTTTAATAAAATCATCTACTATATAACGAGATGGAATTGTTTTTGTTTGTTCAGGATTTTCAAGTAATTTTTCTTTATTTAAAGAATTATGTTTATGTGAAAAAACTAAAATAGATTTTAACGGATTTAGTTGAATTAAAGGTATAGTATAGCCCTTTGTAAATTTATGTTCTTCTGATAAAGCAATTTCATCATCATAACTAGTTTGAGATAACAATTCTTTTTGGAATGCAAATGTGGCAGCAGTTGAATGATATTGTTTATATGGTCCACATTGAAACACAGCATTTCTTGAATTAAAATAAATATGCATTTCAGAAGAACCTGCTATTAAAAAATTAGGATTATTTTGTAATGTTTCTACAGCATGAGAAACTCTCTCTGGTGGATAGTAATCATCATCATCCATATAAATAATAATATCACCAGAACACTTAGTATGCATTAAATTTCGTTTTTTACCAAGCAACATTTTTTCTTCATAATAAAAGTATTTTACTTGTGGAATATCTTTTACAAGTTCTTCAATAGAATCCGTTCCATCATCAATAATAATCCATTCAATTCTATCTTTTGGATACGTTTGATGTTCAAAACACTTAATCATAAATGGAATAAATGGTCGTCTGTTAAATGTAGGGGTGCATAAACTAACAAAAGGTAATACATTAGTCTTTTTTGATTTTTTTTTTTTTGTCATATATAACTATAAATAATTTTACATTTATATTTAAATAGTTTTTAAATGGTTTATCTTTTAATTAATTAAGACCATCTAATATTAAATTTTTTATTATTCAGTTTCTTGTGTTTTCTACCGCCTGATTGACCTTCTAGAATATTAATTTGCTTATTGATATCATCTATTTGTCTATTAATTTCTTCTGTATCACGGGTGTGGTCCATAACCTCTTTAAAACCAGCGGGTGAAGGGAGTTCTCTTTGTTTTTTGTTTAGTTCAGCCAATTTATTACGCAATATATCTATTTGTGAAAGAGTTGTCTTGCTTGATGGCTGAGACGATGTTACTGACGTACTTGATTGTCCATCAAATAGAATAGGCGTTGCACTAGGTTGTTCATCAACATGTATATTTGTATCAACAGCCTTTTGAGCAATGTGGTTTTCTTCTTCACCATCATCATTTTCATAATCATAATCACCACCTACTTTAGTAGGTTTTTTTAATTCTCTCATTCGTCCTTGTGCTATAATATTTTCTATTTTTTCATCATTTACTGGAATACGCTCACATATTTTAACTAATTTTGGGTTATTATTATTTATATCAAATACATTACATTGTCTCATATGTTGTCTAATTTTAGAGGTAAACCCGTCAATTCCTACTTCTGGCATTTCATTTGTATATAATCCCATAAAATAAGCAAAAATAACAGCTACTATAACACCCACAATAGCATTATTACCTAAGTATTTTATTCCATTTGTAAATAAACTTACTGTAGCAAGAATAAAGAAAAAGAATTTTTTATAAACAAGATTATCATATAAGAAATTTGAAATATTGTTATTAGATTTTCCACCTTTAATATTATATTTAGCAAATAATGGAGAAATTAAACCATAAAGAGTAAAAAATGCTGGCGTAATAAATGCTGATAATGTGCCTATAGGAATCCATAAAAAGAAGAATAGTATTAATTTCATAAAACGAATAAAACTAATACTTTCCATGGGTTCCCATTTTTTATCATTTTGTTTAGATACTGTTCTAAATAATTGTGGAATATTTATGATATGATAAAAAATACTTATACATACATTAAAAAAATATAATCCCATCCACAAGAAAATACCAAATATTCCATATAAAAGCATAATTATAGATTCAGGTAGATAGCTTAAATAAAAGAAAATGGTATTAATAGCAAGAAAATTCTTAGCAACTAAGTTATCATAAACAAATGAGAAATAAAGAGGAGCATTAGCAAATAATCCGGCATTTGGATCAGCCGATTTTTTTAAAGAACATAAGATGCTCTTATTAAAACTGTCTAAATATTCTTGAGAGTTAAAATTAGCTTTTTGTGAAAAAGTTTCTTTATTATCTGAAAAAAAAGATGGTCGCATAACATTAATATCAATATAATATTTATTATCATCAACAATACGATCAAAAATAGTATATGGCGCTAATTCAATATTATCTGGTAAAATATTAGCCTGTGCTACTTTAGTAGTATATAAACCTAATCCTCCAATAATAAAAATAGTAATTCCTATAGTAAACACAATACTTGAGAAATAATTAGTAATAAAACCCTTAAAATCAGGAGAAGTTGTTGTAGTTCCCTCTTCTTGAGCTTTTTTTTCATCAATGGCGTTTGAATTTTCAGTTGTAGACATTAGTTATAATAAATATATATTAAATTATTGTAATTTAATATATAAAAAAAAATTGATTTAAATATATATATACTTAGTATATGTAATATAGAATATAGAATATAGAATGTCACAAACAGAAAATATGATTGAACAACCCAAATCAAATAAATCAAATAAATCAAATAAAACTTATGGTTCCTTAACCGTAACCCATATTACAGTTCCGGAAGAATTTAACTATATTGTAAAATTAAATAATTATGACACATTATTGCAAGAGTTAAACACATTTTGGAATTGGGATAGTGTTTATTCTTTTCAAGGTAAAATGTGTTGCAATCCTTCAACTGGTTATAAAAATGTTGATGATGTTACGTTTTGGGTTCATAACCAACATAAGAATGGGTTTATTTATTTATACTTCACAAGTATTGAAGAATTTGTTAAACTAAAAACAATTATTAGAAATAAGAAGAATGAAAACTCGGCAAAAATCACTCATCCAGTATTTAGATATTGTCTAAGAGCTGGTTGGGTTCTTGTAGATGAATATGGAACAAAAAATGCTGATAAAGACATCTTTGGATGTGATGATTACATTTCACAAATTGAAAAAGATATTAAGAATCACATTAAATATATAACATTCTTAAAAGAATTAGGTGAAGTTCGAAGTAGAAATTATTTGCTATATGGACCACCTGGCACAGGTAAAACATCAATGATCAAAGCAATTGCTTCTAAATTAGGATGTTCTGTATTTATTGTAAATGCCGGAAATGTAGGTATTAATAATATTTCAAGTATTTTAACTCCTAATGTGCCTGTACAATGTGAATGTAAATTAAAGTTACTATTATTTGAAGATTTTGATAGATTTCTTATAACTGATAAAGTTGACACTATAATGAGTCAAATTCTAAATTCATTAGATGGTTTTGATGACAAGGGCGACACTGTACGATTCTTTACAGCTAATAATCAAGCAGCAATTTTTAAGGTTGATGCATTAATCAATAGAATGAGTGCAAAGTATGAATTTGGAATGCCGACTCGTAATGTATTTAAAGGAAAATTAGAAAGATTTCTATCATTTTATGAAAGATATGACAAAGAAAAGGCGGAGCATCTATTAGATTTAGTTATGGAAAAGAAAATTACAGTGCGTCCATTTGTAAATTTTGTGGTTAGATATTTATTTGATGACAATTGCTTGGATATTATGATTGAAAAAATTAATGAACTAAACTAACTTAGAAAATATTTTATAATATAGAAGTAATATTGCCACTTATATGTTTTTATGTTATTATATGGTGACTAATTATGATAACTATTGTAAAGCTAAACGACACCACGAGGAAATAGTGGATAAATTAAATTCAATAGAGAGTAGATTAATCTCAATTTGAATTATGAATAAAATAATATGTATTGTATATATATAAATGAAATTAAATTATAAATATACAATTATTTACACACTTGTTAGTTTATTATTATTTTGGATAGTAATAAAATACGGAACAAATGTATTAACGAATTTTTGTTTAACAAACAACGTGTTAAAGGAGGGGTTAACAGATTTTGAGAGATATTCACAACAAAAAATTCCATATCCAAGAGATGCCATTATAGATTACAATGATATAAATTCTCCATTATATAGTCATACTGTAAATTTGCCAATAAATGATCCTGTAAGTTGTAAAAACTTTTGTGGTCCAAAATCCCAATGTTTATTCACAAGGGAACAGTGTACATCAGACGTAGATTGTAGTGGGTGTAATCCGGGTCCCAAACAACGCGATAGATGTATAACAACAGAGGTAAGCCCATATGATGCGACAGGTAAATTAGGTCAAAATCAAGGTTTACAATATAGCCCTTTGACAACTGGTTATAATAAACATAATGCTAATTTTTCTCAAATTTATGAAGGTTCTAAAGATTCTCAACTAACAGTGCCATATCAAGGCTTAGATATTTGGACAGATTCTTTTAATAAAGGGTTAGAATTATATAATAAAAAACGAGAATCAGCAGATGAATATGCTGAAGGTATATCTAATGCGATTCTATTAGCTTCAAAGAGTAAATTGCCATATTATAAAGTAAGATATCCAATGACAGTATCATTAACAGGGCAATTTTTTGAGACAACTCCACCGGCATCAAACACTGCTTTACAAAATATAGAAACTTCTTTTAACTAAGTATTTAAAATTAAGTATTTAATAATTAAGTATAATAAAATATTTTTAAGAAATATTATATATATAATATATATTGTATAAAATAAACTATGATAATATGTTTTTAAATAACCAAACTAAAAAAATAAAGATTAAAAGAGTTTATGTTAATTAATTATTATATAAAACAAAGAATGTTCCATAAATTGATAATTTAAGAATTCAGAATATAATAAATACACAATTAAATAATACCATCATAAATCAGATGATTTAAAATTAAAACAAGAAAATAAAACTATTGAAAGTGATACTACAATAATATCAATGTTACTGATATAGAAAATGACAATGAAACTATTACGATATTAAATAAGCCGGTGAATTCGTCTTTAAATTAAAAATTAAATAATTTATTTCTTAATTTAAAGAATTTAACATCGCCTTTTTGTTTTTCTCTTTTTATTTTTGTTCTTACGACGACGCGTAATACGTTTTTTTCGTCTTCCAGCAAGTTGAACACGTTTAAACTGAAAAGTCGTCATTACACCAAAATGGTCTGAGACAAATAACTCAAAACCATTATCTATACTTAAATTTTTACCTTTTTTTGTTCGATATTCTGATAAAAATTTATCCCTTTTTTCAATAGAACTAACATTTCCTTTTGGATTAAATATCATATGATTATTATATTCTTCATTGTATTTTCTAATATTTGCTTCATAGTCTATTATTCCATTACTACCAAATAATTCTTTTGTTTCAGGACTATCATCTAAAATAACTGATTCATTATTTATTACTTCACTTTGTAATGGCACTAAATCATCGTTAAAAAATATACCATCATATCGTAATACTTTTTTTTCCAATTTACCTAAATATCTAAAAGTATTTGTATCTGTAAATTCTGTATAACCTTCTCTAATTTTTTTATCATTATCATCAGCATGTAATTCTTTGTAAGAGTCATTCAAATTTAAACCTTTCTCTCCAACCAAAAATTTATGTTCAGCCCATTTCATATCAGAATTCATTTGATCATATATTAAATGACCATTGTTATCTCTTTCTACTCTTTCTAGAACACTATCTTTGCCTTCAATTGGTTCTATATCTTTATCTCCTTTGTATCTTATTGAATTTAATTCAAAATTAAAATCACCTAAAACTATAATTGGTTTCGCAATATCCTTTATTTTTTCTTTTATAAATATTAATTGTTGTCTTCTACATCTAGCATAATTCTCCCAATTATATTTTTGACCAGGAGATATTTCTGAACCGGCTTGCATATATACATTTACTATAACTAAATTTTCAAACTCATATATACCTAAAGAATTATAATAACTAGAATTACCTTGAAGCATATATGTTGTAACTTTACTAGCAGGATATTTAGAAAACATTGAGACTGTTGCATCTGAACCATTTTCTGCTATATTTATCATTTCTTGTTCTGTGGGATAAATATATGGATATATTTCTGGAATATTTTGTTTATCAAGTAAATCTATCCAAGTTCTTGTTGATTCTTGAAAACAAATAAAATCCGGACTGATTTTTTTTAAAAAATCTCTTAAAATTGCTGTTCGTAATTCCATTATATCAAAGGTTGCTTCATTAGCAGAACCCGGTACAGACGGTTTTCTAAAATCTCCTCTATATAAACCTAATGCGTTTTGTGTTACAATTTTAAATACCTCTGGTATTAAAAAAGGTATATTATTTAAAACTATAGGTTCATCTGTAATACGTCGTTGATAAAGGCCACCATTATTATAGACACTTTCTATGGTTGCCGCTGATTTCTGCTGAACTGTACAAGATGTTGGATGATATTCTGGAGCGTAACTTTTTAATCTACCGATTTCTTCATTTATTACTTTATCAGCTTCTAATCTGTATCTAGGATTTTCGGGATCTTCACTATAAGGTTCACTGCCATCATATTCTATATCAAACGCTTTTACAGTTCTTTGAGGGTCTTGTATTGGACCTTTACCATCTTTGGCTTTGTATAATCTATTTTCAGGAAATATATTATTTCTATCATTTTTATTCTGTGGAACATATTTATATTCATAATTTGGATCACTACATAAAGTTTCTTGACCTATAGGCACACATAATGCCGCATTTACTTCATCTTGGTCACACATAATAAATCCTTCAGGGCATTTTTTTATGTATGGAATATTAACACCATTTACATCATTTTCTATAACTTTAATACCACTAGTTGTTCCACTACCTCTTTGTTTTCGTAATTTCTTAGTTTTATATGTCATACTATTATATATATATAAAAAAAATATGTGATAATATATACAATTATTTTATTTAAGTAGCATACATTAATCCTACATTTCCGCCAATAAAGTTTACAATGTTAATTCTTTCTTCAAATAAATGTAAATCAAAGTTATAATCATAAATTCTCCATGTTGGTTTATTTACACCAATTATTGAACCTGTCTCTGGATCACAAATTGTTAAACTTTGAGCTAAAGGATCTAAAGGTGGAATTATTGTTGTAAACTCTAATTCAATTTGATTAAATCTACTCATATTTATTGCTCCTGATGGTTGTAAATCTGAATTATTTGAGTGAATACTAAAATTATAACAATATAACCCGGGAGGCGCACCTCCAGTTGTTCTTGTATATTTTTCAATAAAATTAAACACGCCTGCCGGTTGTATATTTTCTCTATATGAACCATCCAATAAGATACCCATAGCAACTAATATCATTTTCTCGTTTTGAGGATCATACGAACGATTTATAACTAAACCTGTCAACGTTCCATCTGGATTAACTCCAGGACCTATTGTAACAGGAGTTAAAACGCCATTGATATTTCTATATACTGTATAGTTTCCGACTGTTGGAGCTTGTATAACATTAAGTGGTAAATAATTATATGGCCAATTAGTGTAATTAGACCATTCATTACGTAAATTAGCATCACTGCGTTGAAAATAAAATAACCAATTTGAAACCATTCCTAATGAATCTAACTCTACTTTATTTGGTCCTGTTACATTTGAAAATATTATTTCATGAACCTGTTTAATTAAATATTTTTGTTCTTGTAAAGCAAATAAACGCTCTTCATCATTTGATAAAAAACAATATGTACAATTTAAATGAATATCAGCATTCCATAAAGTTCTTTGGTCTACATAAGAATTTATATCTATAGATACATCTGGTGGTGGTTGTAAAAAACGAAAAAATTGCATATACCATAAATTAAAATTTGGAGAAATATAAGGATAATTATTAGTAGCATCAAAGACATCACGTATTACAAATAATTGATTAATAGGTCTAAATGTAACATTTATGTGTAACTCATTATATTGTAATGATGTTAGTGGGAATGCCATTTGTGATTTTAATCCAAACCAATTGTTTAATGGTATATATAAAATTCTTCCTCTAATAGATGGTTCGGGACCAGCTAAGTCTCCAGTAAAATAAGCATTTGGATATGAATTTACGCGAGAATTAGCATTAGCTGGATCAACTAATTCTGGTACTTGACCAATCATTTCATTAAATAAATTACGTTTAATAGCATTATAATCACGTTGAACAGCAGCTAACAAATAATCACCAGAATATTCTTGTAATGTATAATTACCACATGTAATACTAATTTTGGCAATCATTTTGGCACCAATATTTTCTATCCATTTAAATTCATAAGGAGCCCATTGTTCAATATTTCCTAGACCTTGAGAAGTAGATTGCTCTGTAATTTGTTGAGGTGGAAGAATAGGACTCCAAATATTTGGCAATGCTACTGACAAATAACAATCCATTAACAAATCAGCATAACGTTTTACTTTGAACATAAAGGTTGACTCCTCTGAGAGACGTAAAGTTTTTGAACCTTCATAATCTAATCTGAACTTCTGCAAACCAAAATTTGTATATTGATGATAAGTTGCTTTAAAAAAGGATTTTGTAGGATTTCCATTTAGAATAATATTTTGTTGTCCTTGACTAACAAGATTCATTAAACCTCCTGGCATAGTTTATATATATAAATATATAAACCTATTATTTATATATAATAATTTTTGTAATAATTTATTAATTTTATTTATATAATATAATATGGAGACTTCTCAAAATGTAGCAACCAATATTATTAAATCAGTTTCCGAATTAAAAGAATCAAATGCTGTATTGTTATTTTCCGTTATTACACTTATAATTATTTTAATAGCAATTTTATTATACGTTTATTATACAAGTAAAAAAGGAAAAAATTGTAAAACTATGGATTCTATTTATGGAGATTTAAATGGCAAAATTAAATCTATTGACAATAGTGAACAATTTAACTACACTTTTAAAGATTATTATATTAAAACTGCCTATAATTGTTGTAGTGGAGGCAATTATAAAAATGATTATGTTGATTTATGTGTTATGAAAGATTTATTAAAACAAGGTGTTAGAGGACTAGATTTTGAAATTTTTTCTATTAATGATCAACCTGTTATTGCTACATCTACTAGTGATAATTATTATGTTAAAGAGACATTTAATTACATTAATTTTGTTAATGCTATGAATATTATACGTGATTACGCATTTGCTACATCAACTGCGCCTAACTCATTAGATCCAATTATAATTCATCTACGCATTAAAAGTACAAATCAGAAAATGTATCAAAATTTTGCTAAACTTTTAGAAAACTATGATTCTATTTTATTAAGTAAAGATTATGACTCTGAATATTATGGTAAAAATTTTGGTGATGTTGAAATAAGAAAATTAATGGGTAAAGTTGTTATTATTGTTGATAGAAGTAATATAGCATTTTTAGAAACTCCCGAGTTTTATAAGTTTATTAATATGACTAGTAATTCTGTTTTTATGAGAGCATTACATTATTATGATATTAAATACACATCTGACATGAACGAGCTTATTGATTTTAACAAACAAAATATGACGATTGGAATGCCAGATAAAGGAACAAATCCAGATAATCCTAGTTCTATTGTAATGAGAGAAATGGGATGTCAACTTTTAGGAATGAGATACCAAAAAATAGATACTAATATTGAAGAAAATGATATATTCTTTGATGAAAATGGTTATGCGTTTGTTTTGAAACCTGAAAAATTACGTTATATTCCTATTACTATTCCATTACCTCCACCCCAAAATCCAGAATTATCATATGCTCCAAGAATTATTCAATCTGATTTCTACAAATTTGATATTTAACCCCCAATTAAAGCATTTCATATAATATTTTTTATATATTTATAGTATGAAAGAAATATGTGATAAAAAAATGACATTTGATGATTGTGAATTAGCAATATTAAGAGCTGCCGTAGATAAAGCTGAAAAACTTCAAGGAAATAAAATTGCTAATTCACCTGAAATTAAACGCATTATTGGAATTCTTGAAAACTTTTTAAGAAAAAAACAATTAATTTGTTATGGAGGAACTGCCATTAATAATATCTTACCTAAACAAGACCAATTTTATAACAAAGATATAGAAATACCTGATTATGATTTTTATAGTTCAAACGCATTAAATGATGCTAAAGAATTGGTAGATATTTATGTTGCTAATGGATTTCAAGAAGTTGAAGGCAAATCTGGTCAACATCATGGAACCTATAAAGTTTTTGTAAATTTTATACCTGTTGCTGATATAACATATATACCTAAAGACCTATTTAATGCTATTAAAAAGGAAACTATAAAGGTAGCCGGAATTTTATATTCACCGCCAAATTTATTACGCATGAATATGTTTTTAGAATTATCACGTCCTGCTGGTGACACAAGTCGTTGGGAAAAAGTTTTAAAAAGATTAACATTATTAAATAAAAATTATCCATTATTAGCCAAACAATGTGCTACTGTTGAATTTCAACGTAAAATGGCTAATTCTGAATATGCTGATAATATTTATAAAAATGTTCAACGAACTCTTATTGATCAAGGTGTAGTTTTTTTTGGAGGTTATGCTTTATCTATGTATTCCCAATATATGCCTAAAAATTTAAAACGTCAATTAGAAAAGATTCCTGATTTTGATGTACTATCCGAAGAACCATTACTTACTAGTCAAATTGTCAAAGAGAGATTAGCTGATATGAATGTTAAAGATGTTAAAATTATAAAACGCCCAGGAGTTGGTGAAGTAATTGCTCCACATTATGAAATCAAAGTTGGAAAAGATACCATAGCATTTATTTATGAACCATTGGCGTGTCATAGTTATAATGTCGTAAAGGATGCCGGTTATGATGTTAAAATAGCTACTATTGATACTATGCTTAGTTTTTGGCTAGCATTTTTATACGCTAATAGACCATATTATGATAAAGATCGTATTTTATGTATGGCCAAATATTTATTTGATGTTCAAGAAAAAAATAGATTAGCACAAAAAGGCTTACTGCGACGTTTTAGTATTAATTGTATAGGTCATCAAGAAACTGTTGAAGAAATGAGAGCTAAAAAATCTGAAAAATATAATGAACTTAAAAATAAGAAAAAAAGCGAAGAATACGAAGAATGGTTTTTAATATATAGACCATCTGAAATTAAAAAAATTACAAACGATACAAAAAAAAAAACAAAACACAAAAAAAAAAAAAAAAAACAAACTAGAAAACGAAAGGGTATTTTCTTTTAAATATGCTCATTCTTCATTAATCTTTCAATAAATTTTTCCTTATTATTATCCGAATTCAGAAAATTACGCTTACAAAGTTATAGAAACACAAAAAGAAGCGAACAAAAAATGTTAAACAATTTCAAACGCATTTTTGGTAATGAAAAAGATGTTGTAGTTTGTTTTGGTGATTACGAACAAAAACATCAAATGAAATTCAAAGAAGCAACCAAAGGAAAAGAAATGCGAACACTTTTTAGAAAAGCAGGATTTCAAACTTATTTGGTTGATGAATTTAGAACAAGTTGTATGTGTTCCAAATGTGAAATAGGTATTTGTAAAAAGACAATGGTTAGAGAAAATCCAAAACCATATAGAAGCGGTAATGTCTTAATCCACGGACTGATTTGTTGTAAGAACGGATGCGGTTATTGAAATAGAGATGTGAATGGAGCAACAAATATTTACAAAATTGCTTATAATGCGATAAATAATAAAGAAAGACCAAATTATTTATCAAGAAGCAAGAATTTATCAACTGGTTTAGACGAACCAGTAAAACCAAAATTTACACGCTCTGAAACCTTTTTGATTTTTTATTGCTCCGAAAGGTGTGGTTTTAAATCTTCAAGGGTGTAAAACACCAACTTTATTATTACATATATAAACTAGTATTTATAGACAAACTAAATTAACGTTTTAATTACACGCTCTGAAACATTTTTAATTTTTTATTTCACCGAAAGGTGCGGTTTTAAATTTTTAAGGGAGTAAAAAAATTGATTTAATAAATAACAATTAATAATAACCAAAATGTCATACACTAACTATGAATATATACATAAAAACTATATGTTACCAGAATGGTTTGATTATAAAGATATTGATTGGGTAAGATATTACCCAGCAAAAGATGGAAAGATTTATGAATGTAATACCAAAAGAACGATTAATAAAATGATAAAAGAAGAAAAACGAGGATTTGCAACTTATATTTATAATGATGAAAAAGTTAATATATATAAAATATTCTATAACTATTTAGTATATATAAATGATATGCGTGTATATAAAGATTTAACAAATGAAGAAATGAAAACATTATTAAGTATCAAAATATGTGATTATGATTGGTCATTTATGTGGAATGACCCAGAATACGATAAAAATAGTGAAGAATTACTTTTACGAAAAAAATCAGTATTATAACATAATGTTCCGGTTTATTATGCCAAAAAAATTTTGATGAAATATTTTGAAATTAACGAAATGTTGGATAGAGAAACAAACAAGACCAACAGAATTTCAAAATCAAATTTCGTCTTTCACTTCTTCCAGAGAAGAAGAAAAAGTAAGACCATCAAAATTGATTTTACATTTTTGTATTTTTTAACGCAAAAGTCGGCGTTTTAAATGTCCAAAGGTGTAAATGGAAGATACAATATTAAATACAATATTTAATATAAATGATATTGCTGTATTATTTATATTAAATACAATATTTAATATAAATGATATTGCTGTATTATTTGGTAATGATAAAAATTATTTTGAAACACTTGATATTTGGTTTAATAATTCTTTATTTTTAAGTTGTAAGTACATATTGCGAAACATTTTTCAGTTTATTATAATTAATAATCATATATATATTTAAGTTTGTTAATTATAATGTTAAAACCCCAACTTTAATAATTATGTTTATATTTTTAAACCCAAACCTATCTTTAAATAATGTAAAAAACTTTTTCTATCTTTTAGTCTACAAATATCAGTGTCGGTTATTATATCCAACCAAGTTAAATTATTGCTTCTTTTTACAGTATCATGAATTTCTCCTCCATAAGCAATAAATCCTATAACTAACAAGAATATTATAATATAATAAATAATCGTTTCAATTTGATTTATAATTTTAAAGTCTATATTATGAACTTTAAATAATCTTATATTAAATGGCCAATTAAAAGTAATCCAATAACTATTAGAATTATATATATCTTGATCAACTGGGTCTAAAATGTCTATTCCTTTATCTAAATAAAAATCTTTATTTGATTCTAAAAAATAAATGATAAATATTAATAATAAAACTATGGCAGAAATTCTCATATCTAAACGCATTACAACTAAAAATCCTATAAAATAAAATAACGAATAAATCAATTTTTCAATTGGAGGTGTAAATTCTAATTTACCTGTGTTAGAAACAAGTGTTACTAAAAAATAAAATAATAAAAATGAAATTAAAATTTGTAGCCATTTATTTTTTTGTATGTATTGTATTTGGAAACAAGTAAAAATACTACTTCCAACATAATTTCCAACTAATAATAAATAAAAAATGGCAAAAGATTTAATTAAATCGGCTTGAGTTTGTGAAATTTCTTTTATTAAAGTGTCTAACATATACTAACTATATATTTTTAAAATTTACTAAAATTTTTTACTGTTTTTGACAATGAATAATATATAAATCCAAATAAAGCACATGTAAAAATTAATCCATTAAAATTATAATTTCCATCAGAACTACACAAGAATGGTAAGTATTTAAATACAGCTTTCTTAAAAAAAGGTAATTGAAATAAAAAATACAAAATAGCTAATAATAATGGAGCTTGTAATTCGTCATATAAAGAATCTAATGAGTTTTGTTGTTTTTCACCTCTATAATAGTCGTTAATATTATCAACATTCATATCATTAATATAATCTCTATCACTTTGCGTTGGTTGTGGAATATAATTTGGATTAATCTGCGCATCATTTGTTAGTTGTTCTGTTTGTAAAGGAATATCTCTACTTGGCAATTGAGTTGCTCCAGCTAAACTAGCTTGTTGTAATCCATTTACTATTTGACTTATAGTATTTTGTTCAAGTGTTAACTGAGAATTAGGGTAATCTTGTGGTTGACCTTGTGGAGGTACCAATGTATTCTGTACTGGTTCGTTAATCACTAAACTAATATTTCCTCCTATTGAACCTCCAACTAAAGGATCTGTTGGTAAATCATTTATACTTGTTGTATTAATTTCAGACATCTTATATTATCTAAAGATTCGGCTATTTTAATATTTACGCAATTTTAACTGTGTTTTTATTTATTTTACAATCAATAGCATTTTTTTTAAATGTATAACATTTTCCATTAAATTTATATGTTTGATCTTCAATTTCTCCTATTGGTGGAGATAAAATTACTCTACAATGTCTTTCTTTACAAACAGCTCTAAAAAAAGTTGCTAAACCTATTCCTAATATTATTGACATTATTATTTTACCTGTATAACTGTGAACAAATTTATCTAGATACATTTATATTATATTAGTATAAAAATTATTATAATATAAATTATTATAATATAAATTATTTTTGAACTGGTACTGTTTTAACTGACAAAGGATTAATTGGGCAATTTGTTTGAACAGGCTTAAATTCAAAACATTGATTTGAAATGTCTTTATATTGTATTTTCATGTAATTTTGTGGACTAGGATATATATAAATTGGGGTTGTTTCTGGTCCAATAATATAAACACAAAATAAACCAATAGCAAAACTTATTAAGAATATTGGTAATGATATATAATTACTTAGCATATATAATTTGTAAATATTTTTATTAAAAATAAGTACGCTGAATTCCTATTTCTTTTGTTAATATGTCTGCCAATGTATTTTTAAGTGAGTCGTAATTTTTAACTCCATCTTTTACTGAATAAACTGTTAATAATGTATCTTGATAAGATGGAGATAATCTATTAAATAATTTATTTACTATTTCTGAACCAAAATCAAAGACACGTTTATTATCTTTATTCACACTTTCAATTGGAGGAAATTGTGCTTGTTTTGGTAAAAATAACCTACATTCTTTGCGTTCTTTTCTTAATTTAACACAATTATTTATATAATCTTCTAACCAATCATGATCTTGAATTAACAATTCCTTTAATTTATTTGGTATTACTTTCCATAAGTTATCATATTCTTCATTATTCCAACTAACATTGCCTGCTTCATCAAATATGGGTTTTTTACTAGGTTCTTCTCCATATTTGCTTTCTAATTTTTCTTTTTCTAAGTCTGGTTTAGTTAATTCTTCTTCTTCATCTTCTAAAACAAGATCCGCTATTGGTTTAATTTTTCTTGTTTTATTTTTTGGGTTTAATTCGCCATTATCTTTTCGTGTCTTCTTCTTTTCCTTTTTAACTCCTCTAACAAAATTAACAACCTTATCATCTTCTTTAAAATAATATTCGTTACTTTCTAATGAATTAGGTAACTGTATTAAATTATAAATATTTTTAGTTTCGTTATATTCAACCATACTAACATCATATTTTAATTGTTGTATTTCTTTTAATTTTGGTATCATTTCATTTATGTAAAAATTAACAGCTTGATTTAATATTAATTCATTGTTAGTTTCATCAAATTCCTTTACCATTTGTTTAAATGGTAGTATAAATCCTTTTCCAAATTCATCAATAGTTTGTCTTAATAATACAGCTTTTTCTGGATTATTATTTCTAAGTATATTTGTTTCAATTATGTATCCCGTATTTTCAGTTTGAGCCTTAAGTTCCTCTGTAAGTTCATTAAATTCATTAACAACGTTTTGGTTAAAAAAGAGTGAATTATTTTTTTCTTTAATTATTTTTAATTTTATTGATTCAATATTAGTTAAACCTTCTTTAATATGTTCATCCATTGGTTCTCTGGAACTAAAATTAATTTCAATATTTAAGGGGCAAGGCTCATAAATATCGCCGCATTTAGCTTTAAAAACTCTTAAAAATTTCTCTTTATTAACATTAATACGAAATATAGTTCCTACATTTCTTTTACAATTTATACATTCATGTTTTGGTAGTTTAGAATATTCAACTCTTTTTTCTCTTTTTGATTTATTACTTCTAATAATCGGTTTAACATATTTTTCGTAATATGAAGTTTCATATTTATCTTTTAATCTATAAAATTCATTAATTGCTTCAATAGGAGTAAATATAGTTTGTTCAGTCATTATATAAATATACTTATATATTTATTCTATTATCTTTTTGCTTCACTAAAAATTTAGTTTATTAATTGGTGCGTCATTAATTATATCAAATTCATTTTCCCAATGTGGTAAACCAGTAATTAATTCTTGTTGTGCTCTAATTTTAGCATCCTGAAAATTTTTTATTCTAGATAATATATATTGTTTTTTAATAGTTTCTTTTTGTTTTATTTCTTCAGGTGTTAGTTTGCCTTTGTATTTATAAAGTAGTATAATTCCTAAAATTGTAAAAAATAAAACTAACAGTCCTATGTTAAATAACATATTTTGATATTGTTCTTTAAAACTATGACACTGTTTAAGAGTTTCTCCAATAAAATATTTAACGCCCGGCTCAGTTAGCATGGGTTTAGTATATTCATATCCAAAAGAATTCATTATTATACTATAACTTAAAAAATACCTTTAAAAAACAAAAAAAAATTATACCTTTTAACTATATGGATATCTCTTTTCAATCCCTTTTATTTTTTATTATTATTACAATATTATATTTTGCTTTTCCTAGCATAGGAAAACCTAAACTAATAATTTCAGATTTAACTGAAGATGGAGTAAGTTCAGAGTTTTATACAAAAACTTCAAAAAGTTTAGCATTTTATTTAGGTGTTATAGTTGTTAGTCAACTGTTCTTAAATATAGCTTATTTAATGGCAAAATGCGGTGGTTCTTTGGATAAAAATATTGCTGCTGCTGCTTTATTTACTTTTATTCCATGGATACTAATTTTTGGTGTTATGTTAGCAGTTTTAATTATATTTCCTGGATTTAAAGGTGCGTTTGCTGATGTAATTGGATATTATGTTGTTGCTGGAGGAGCAAATGATATTTTTGGTACAATATTGATGGGAACAGATTTGAATGAAATAATTGAACAAACGCAAAATGCTGATGAAAAAAACAAACTAACAAAAGCTGCTGAAGCAATAGTTAAAATATGTGGAAATAAATCTATTTTAATAAATCAAATAAATCCAGATAATTTCTTAAAAATATGGGAAACATTAAAACCATTAATGACTCCTGGTTCATTTGAAAATGGTAAAATTAAACAACAATTATTAGATCTAGTTGTATTAAAAGATAATATAGGTGAAGCATTCTGGTATGTGTATACGGCAATATTAATATCATCAATAGTTTATTATAATTTGGCAACACGTGGGTGTGTTAAAAGTGTTGAACAAATAAAATCGGAACATGATGAATATATTCAACATCGGGAAGCAGCAGCCCAACAACAAAAATTAAATAATTCAACAACATATGTGGTATCATAAGTGTTGCGTTGATTCTCTTTCACATTTTCATATAATTTTTGGATGTGTTAAATAATATAACACTAATACATACGTCAGTATCCCTAAAATTATTGAAAATAACCATAGTGGCAATATTGTTTTATTTTTATAGCCCACACCAAATTCCCTTAACGAACCATTATTATTATATAAAAAACTTGGTTTAAGCATTTGAACTATACCAAAAATCACTAAAAATATTACTATAGACACTAAAGTTGTATTATTTTTTGTAAATGTTCTTAACATATATATTATAATTACTTTTTTTTATAATATATATATACTATTACATCTTAATAATTTATTAATCATATTCGCCAAAATTTTCTACTTCTTCTCCCCATGGGTCACCATCATTATAATCATCTGTTGGATTCATATCCATTGCTAAATCTAATTCTATCTCTCTATCTGTTGTCATCTGTTCTATAGCATCCTCTAAATCTATATCATCTCCTGCTTGTCCTCTTTTTCTTAATTTACTTTGAATTTTTGCTACATTTTCAGCTATCTGTTTATCATGTTCAAAATGTTCTGGGTCATATTCTTTTATTCCTTTTGATATTCCTAAACTATATAATGGACCTAGTTTATGATGTTTTAATATTGTATCTACTGCTCTTTGTTCATCTGACATATCTTTTAACTTATCTGTAAAATCATACTTTTCTGCTTCTTTTAATTTAAACACTTTATCTTCTACATCTTGATATGACACATTTATTGTTTTCTTTGATCTCATCATTATTTGTAAATATGATACTAACAATTTTGCTACTTCTTTATTTAATTTCATTACATCACCTTCAATAAATTCTTGTTCATCTTCTGTAAATCTTAATTGTTGCTCAATCAAAAAATCTGCTGAAAATAAATCAGTTTCTCCTTTATCTGGATTAACTAACATTCTTGTTACCATACTTGGTTCTTTTGTTAAATACATGTAATCAGTTAATACACTTAAGAAATAATATTCATACAATAAAGTTGTTGTCCGTTTATCAAATACATTGTATATTTCTTTATCACCTATTTTAATATTTGTCAGTATTGGAGTGGATTGAGATAACAAATAAATTCCTCTACTTTTTGTCATTATTTCATTTAATACATTTCTTACAGTCATATCTCCATAAAATTTTTCAATTGGTCTATAAAAATCAGATACCATTTCTCTTACATCATTTGCGTGATCATGAGATAATCCCCAATATTTTGGTGTTTCAATTGTTTGTATTCTTTGATTTATTATCATTGAAGGAAATACTATTACAAATAATTCTATATAACTCTTCATAAAGTTTATATAATTATATAATCCATCATCAGATATTTTAATGTCAACATTTCTAGGATTTTGATCAAAACTCCATGTGCTTACTTGTTCTATAAATTTTGTTATATTTCTTAATTCACTCGCATTAAGCTTTGCTTTTAATTTAATAAAATCCAATAATTCTTTTCTCATCTTATAAATTGAAGTTTGAAGGTAATCTTTTAAACCCCTCATTTCACGAGTATCTTCTTCAATATTTACATCATATGTTTCTACCAATTGTTCTAGTTTTTGTGTAAGTGATTTTGGAACATTTTCATCATTCTCATCATCTAATTTAATTAAAACTCTCTTCAAATTATCTACACATGTTATATTTGTATATCCTAGTGATATTTTGATCACATTATTTCTGCTAACTATTTGAAATAAACGCAAAAATTGCTCCTTTGTATAATTTCTACCATCTCTTTTTAGTTTAGCTATTTTTTCTTGAATTGTATCCATTTTCTTTAAATAATCTGGTTTGTCAACACAAACTGTAGCTAATTCTTCAGATAATGGTATTGATGATTGAAATTTACATAATACTATAAAAGCTTTATAAATTGTTTCTTCACTAAAATCATTTAATAAAACTGGAAATGTTCTTTTTGTATTTATTTCCGAAAGCATTATAGCACTTTCTGTTAAAATTTTAATATCATGTAGTAATGCGGTTAAGCTTAATACTGTATTATTGTATACCTCTATATTTTTATCATCATTTATAAAATATTCAATTGCTGTAACATTTGAAACTCCAGATTCATTACAACATGCATTATCCATAAATAACTGACCAGCTGACTTTAATAACAAGTCTTTCTTTTCAACTATTTTTTGAATTGCTTCTTGAATTGCTAATGAAAAAGCTATTATTTTTGAACTTACTACTAACAATTTTTCTAATTGTCTGTGATTACCTGAATATAACTCATTTTGTAACTCTTCCGTAAATCCATCTGATACATTTTGTAGATGATTAATATGAAATCTTTTTAAAGGCGGTAAGAAATTTAACCATTTTGATAAATCATGTTCTTCTGGGATAAAATCTTGAGGATTAACTAACAAATACTCTGTCTTTTCTTTTATCTTTTGTTCAACTTCTCCATTTGGTAACAAATATCTTACAATAAACTGCTTTAGCTTTTCAACAATTTTTTCCTCATTTTTTGGTAATACATTCCAAGGAATAGTTGTAGGATCACGACTTTTTAATGCCACACATGCTACATAATTAACTGAACTATCATCTCCTTCACCTTCAAATGGAAACCCTGAAAATGAACGCACACACCCGGGGGCAGTTTTACGAGTTCTTATTGGAGGTATACTTGTTTGAATGCCTATTAAATAGGTACCAAGAGTTAAATATAAAATTGTAGACGCATATAATGTTCCATATGATGGCAGTTTTTTACCTTTCTTTGCTGCTTCTTCTTCTCTCTTTCTATATGCAGGTTCTTTTTCAATGATCTTTGTATCACTCATTAAATTTATAACAATGCGTATTATAAATTCCCTTGATTGTTCAATATCAATACCCATGTTAGTTGCCAATATTGATACCACATTTGAAACAATTTCTCCTTCAAGACTTAAACGTCTTTTTGTTAGTTTTTCTTTCTGTTTTTCTAATCTAACATCAGCAGCATCTTTTTCAATTATATCTCTACTTTTATCCACAAATCCTTCTTTATAACCTTCAGAAACATCAAAATCAATTTGACAAATTACTTCACCACTATGTTCATCTACCCACGCATCACCATCATCCGAAATTTTTCCAATTGTTCTCTTTAAATCATTCAATACATCATCATATTTACTATTATTATTGATAAATGTTGAAGCTAAAATATAGTGAAATTTTGGTAATAATTTAGTGTTTGTATCTTTACAATATAACCACCATTCATCTTCCATTTCACCATCAACTATATTAGGACTTTGCGGATTACCTTCATAACAATATATAGAAACAAATCTAACAATATCTGTTTGTCGTTTTATAAAATCATTTTGACCCATTATTAAATCACGTAATTTAGCGTATGGAGATATTTTTTTACCTTTTATTTCATCTTCTATAGATAAACCCATATCATATTGATAATTGTTGTATTTTAATGCATTTGTTTTCTTAAGTTCTTGTAGTCTACTAAATAGATTCTTAAAATATTCAAGTTTTGATGTAATAACTGTATTTAATTCGGATTTTGATATATCATAATTTTTATCAAATTGGTCAATAATTTGTTTTAATGTTTGTTGAATGATTGAATCCTTTGATACCTCTGTTGATTCACATTTGTTTTCACCTTTTTCAGCAGCATCATATATACAACTATAATCAATATTACATAATACATCATCGTCTTTAATAAATACTTTAGGATCAACTTCTTTATCCAAAATCCATTTTTCATTATTTCTAACATAATATTCCATTTTATCAGCAGCTTTTTCACCATGAATATTTTCAAAATCTGTAACTAATAAAGCATAATCTCCCTCTCTAACTTTCTTCGCTTGATTTACCAACGTAGTTGCCATAAATTCAGCAGAATCCTCATCTATTTTATCCTTTTCTCTGAACTTATCAGCTAAAAATACAATAAAATCTTCAGTAGACAAGTTATCCCGCTCTTTTTTATATTTCTCCTCAATTATATCATAATTTGTAGTATCAAACTCTTTATCATAATAAACTGCTTTATCATTATCTGCTAGTAAAGTATCAAGTGAATAATATTTTTTAGCAATAATAAAAGATGAGCATTTATCACTTTGTTTATCTTTCTCAATAATTTCTTTCATGCGAACTTCATCATTATTAAACACTTGTATTAAACTTTTTGGAAACATAAGCTCGATGTTTGTAAATGCCACAGCTGTATTAAATAAATTACCATAATCTTGGATAGTTACACTTTTTAAGAATTCTGAACCACTAATTGTCATATTTGGTTCATCATATCCATATGTTTGTTTTATTTCTTTACCTAATATTGATTCATTATAGGTTCTACCTCCATCTAAAATAATAAATAATGGATTACTAAACACATAAGTACCTTGCTCAACTCTTTTTCCAAAACTATTTTTTATGTATCTTAATGAAGAAAATGTCATTCCATATTCTTTAAATTTAGCATTGTATTCTTTTATTTTATCAAATAAAAAACTGTTAATTTCTTTAAACTGCATATATGTTAAATCAATTGGATAAATCATAAATGGTTCTAAGTAATTAACAACATCAACTAATGATAATCTACCTTTGATATATTTTTTAACAAGCAAAAATAAAATTCTTATTTTTGGTATGATTGTTCTTAAAAATATTTTGTAAATATCCAAATTTGTTAGTTCTTCTGGTTTTTCATATTCACTTAAATCTAATAAATATTGTTTAATGTTATCAACAAAGTTAGTATCATCATATTCTATTTCATTATCTAAACCATCAATAGTAATTCTAGTTACTTCAGTTTGTTGTTTGAGTAATTGCCAATAATTTAAAAAATGAAGATTAAGGTTTGCTTTAACTAACATGTTACTTCCAGGTAAATTTACTTGCGAGAAACGTACTGTTGGTTCAGGAAGTGTAATAATTGAATTAATTGATATAGAATCATTAGGAGTTACCTTAACCCGATGAGCTATTAAATTTTGTCCTTTAAAACTACTTGCCTGTAGTTTTTCCAAAGCTAAATTGTATCTTTGAATTATAAAACGTCTGTTATTAATTTCTGAATTTCCAACAATAGTAGAATACAAATCTCCCAAATTATCAATAATAGCATTAATATTACTTTCAACATTACCTTCAACAATAATACCATTTGGTTCCGCAAAAACGTCATTAACAGTATCTGGATTTACTGAATAAAATGGAGTCATATATTTATCAAATTGTTGATATGTAAAACTTGAATAACGATTTGTAAGATTTCTAGTAGACTGAGATTGGCGAGTTATAAATAAAGAAGACATTTCTTTCAAATCATCATTCAAATTTAGTGTTTCATAATCATCATATCTTTTATACTCACTTATAGTTGTTGGATTAGGATATATTTTTTTAATATTTTTAGTAACCAACATAATCCAATATAAATTGTTTTTAAACTCAGCTAAATATTCAGCTAATGGTCTATCTTCGGCATTGCGTTTAATTACACCAGTAATATTTTTGTTTGAGTCAAATGTTGAAGAAATTTGTCGTAACTGTAAAAAACGTGTAATCATAGTATGAATACTATTTAGTACATTGTTAGTTCGTTTATAATTTGGAATGGTTGAAATCATCTCTTCTAAAAGGTCGCTTGTTTGTGTTTCAATATTATATCTATATTTATCTTTATCAATAGCTACAAATTCTTCAACATGAATTATATCACCAAATTCTATATCATCCATATCAAAAAACATTCTCTGAATTTTTTCTTTTACAATTGTTTTTGGTATCCCTTCCACAGCATCTTCTTGTATTTGTTCTTGTTCTCCGAGTTCAACTAATTCATCTGCTGATACTTCCTTTGGTTCTTCAATCGGAGGTCTAATCTCAAATGTTTCAATTGGTAAATCTTCTGGAATACCCTGATACGCAAAATTAATAAATATTGTATCATCATCGGTAGTTCTAACCTCAATCATATCTTCTTGAATATCTGTAATTTTTCCTGTAATTACAATTGGAATTTCTCCACCGAAATAAATATTAATCCAGGTTCCAGGTAATAAACCATTTTGTCTGGCATAACCATTTTCAGGATTGCTACTAATAACTTTAATAGATTGAATATTTCCATCACCAATCATTCCATCAGGAGATATTTGTAAAACAGTTTTTTCAAATGTTTCACTATTAATTAATTTAATTTTACTTGGATCAATATATTCAATAAAGAACACATTATCATTAAGTATTTCATTTGTAGGATCAGAAATTAAAATGATATCGCCTAATTTTAATAAAACTTCGTCCTTAGAAGGTATGCTAACCTCGGGTTTTAATTCCTCTAATTTTGGAGATTTATCGGGTTCTGTATTAATAACCACTTCCTCTTGTTCTTCTAATACATCTTCGACAGGATTTGGGTTCTCAATGTCTTCCTGTGTTTTTTTTGCTTCTTCTTTTTCAATTTGTTCTGACATCTTATATTTAATGTAGAAATTTTTATAAATCATTAAATCTCAAAATAATATTTTTATATTAATTAAATAATAAATATATAGATAATGCGTTTAAAGACTATTTATAGTTATATTCTAACATGGATAACCAAATTACATACAATCTATCATCCATTCCTGGATTTAAAAATGTTATTGAAACTGGAGAAATTCCTCAAGAATTTCAAAAATATTATACATTGAAACATTATTCTACTAAAGCAAACGAAAAATATACAATTGTTAGATATAGTAAAGAATTTCTTCGACCAGAACTAGTAGATTCTTATGGTTTGTTGCGTTCCGTAATTTTATCAGGACCAAGAGTAGTAGCCTTTGCGCCACCAAAATCATTAACTGGTGAAAATTTTATGTTAAAGTATCCTACAAAGTCTGAACATATTGTTGCCGAAGAATTTATTGAAGGAACAATGATAAATGTATTTTTTGATCCAACATATGGAGTATATGGTTGTTGGCAAGTTGCTACACGTAATACAGTAGGTGCTGAAGTATCATTTTATAAGTGGTCAAATATTACATTTAATCAAATGTTTTTAGAAGCATGTGTTCAAAATAAATTTAATATTCAAACGTTGAACCCAGAATATTGTTATAGTTTTGTTCTACAACATCCAGCTAATAGAATTGTCGTTCCTTTTAAGAAGCCTCAATTATTTTTAGTAGGAGTTTATGAGATTATTCAAAAAGATTCGGATGTAAAAATTATTGAGCACAATTTGTCAGAAGTGAAGAAAGGTGGTCTATGGCATATGACTAGTGTAAAATTTCCAAATGTATTTGATGCGTCATTTAAAACATATTCAGAATTAATTAATAAGTTTGCTTCAGGCAATACTCCATATGATGTAATGGGTGTTGTTGTAAAAAATACACAAACAGGGCAAAGAACTAAATTTAGAAATCCAATTTACGAAGAGGTTAGACATCTAAGAGGAAATCAACCAAAGCTCCAATATCAATATTTATGTTTAAGACATGCCGGTAAATTGCGGGAATTCTTAAAGTATTATCCAGAGACAAAAAATGAAATGTTAAAGTTCAGAAATCAAGTCCATATGTTTACAGAGAATCTTCATAAAAACTATATTTCTTGTTATGTTAAAAAGGAGAAGCCTCTAAGAGAATACTCACAACAATATAGAACTCATATGTTTAAGCTTCATGAGCATTTTATAAGTGAATTGAGACCACAGAAACAATATGTTACAAATACAGTAGTAATTAAATATGTTAATAATTTACATCCATCACTGTTAATGTATTGTTTGAATTATAACCTGAGAAAAAGAATGGTAGATACAATTAAGGCTCAGCATGATAAAATCTAAATGAAAAAGCGTAATAAATTAAAAATAATATATATTTACAAAGGTTCTTAAATTATTTAATTTAACAATTTTGTCTTGTTCCATCAAAGCAACCTTGAATACCCTTTATTTTTTTCATTGCCTCATCTATAACAGCACTTAATATAACCTTAACAGTTGACACACCTTTTGTTGTATCTTCTAAAGATACTTTTAATACACTATCACTATCATGTGGATGATTTTTTACAAACCCAACATAATTTATTTGTTTCAAATCTGTATAAAATATTTTATATAATTCATAATTTAATATATGTCCAATGGTATAGTCTTCATTTACCAATGTTATATCATAACAATTTTCCAATATATTATCTGAACGTTTTATTTCTAGTTCGTCAGACTCAACTGTATGCTTAATTTCTTCTAGTTTTCTTTGAAGGATCTTACATGATTCAATAATTATTTTATCATTATCATAAATACCTACAGATTCAATTACAAAATCAAAACTATTTTTAATTACATAACGCATTCCTTCTAATAATTTCCAATTTGCTGCTTCAAACTTAATCTCATCTTCCGTTTTCCCTTCATCCTTCCATTTTTGTTTACGTATTTCTACTTGTTCTTCCATTTTTTCAAAATCAGGTGTACAACCATAAGAACACGTTCCAGTAACATTAAACATACTGTCATCTCGCGCTTTTCCCGCCGAAAACTTACAAGTTAACTTAATTCTTTCTCCCGGAATTTCATTTGAAATCTTAGGTCTGAGACGTAAAAAGTCTATATAATATTCCCCACTACCATTTGGAGGAATAAACGGAGGAAATATCTTCTTTACTTCACTTTCATCTAAATACTTGTTGGTTTGAGTATTTAGAATCTTAAAATCTTTGGTTGTTACAATCATCGTAGTATCAGTTTTATTCTCAATATCTAATTCAAGAAGATAATTATCAATTGAATGTTTATCTATATCTAAATAATCCATGTGAATAGGAATACAACTTAGACGTTGTTTAACAATTTCATTATTTAGCCGAGAAGTATTAATAGTAATATTGGCATTATTTTCCTCATAGGGTGTTGTCTTAAAAACAACAATAGGAATATCTGATAAAATTGTTCTTCTTATCGCATTAACATAACTAACATCTATATTAGATATAGTAAAAGTCATTCTTCCATCCTCTTCCTTTAAATTATCAATCTTTGACGTCATTCTATCTATATATAATTATATATTTAATATTGTATTAAATATAATTCAATTTTTTAAAATAATTAGTTAAAACTAATAGGAATAAAATCTTAAGGTAAATTAAATGAGCTGTATTTTATATTATAGTAATTTTTGTGAGCCCTCTAAAAAATTATTACAAACTGTTAGTAAAACACAAAATGTAAATAATATTCATTTTGTATGTATTGACAAACGCGTTAAAGATTCAAATGGTAAAGTTTTTATTATATTACCAACTGGTCAGAAATTAATTATGCCTGAGAATATTACCAGAGTACCTGCTCTATTATTACTAAATCAAAATTATAAGGTAATTTATGGTGATGACATTTATAAACATTTAAGACCTAAGGTTACACAAGAGATTAAACAAGCAACTAAAAACAACATGGAACCAATGAATTTTCAAGATGGGTTTGATGGATTTAGCAATGGTGGAATAATATCAGATAATTATAGTTTTTTAGATCAAACAGATACTGATTTAAGTGTTAAAGGTGATGGAGGTTTAAGACAAATACATAATTATGTAACATTAAATGATTCTATGAATTTAACAATGCAACTGCCTCAAGATGATTTTGAGTATAAAACGGATAAAATTAAGGAAGGTGAGATGAGTGTAGAAGCATTACAGCGACGAAGAGAACAAGAGTTGTTAAATATAAGTTATAAATAAGTATTTAAATACTAATTATATTAATATACATTATGGAATTTCCAATCCCCGAAAAAAACCAAATTACTGTTTATACTAAAAGCAGTTGTATTAATTGTACTAAAGTTAAAAAACTATTAAAAGACCAAAGTTTTACATTTAACATAATTGATTGCGATAAATTTATTTTAGAAAATAAAGAAGAATTTTTAGCATTTATTACAAATTTAATTGGCAAAGAATATAGGATGTTTCCTATGGTATTTAATAACGGCAAATTTATTGGAGGATATAATGAAACTGTTAGTTATTTTACAAGTTTACAAGATAAATTATTAGATTTTGATATTTCTTTTTAAATAATATTTTGTATAAAATATCATTTAAAGAAAAACATATATTTAAAATAGAAACAACATGACTACTAATTTAGTTACCGTTTTTAATAATCATTTCGCAGAATTTGTAAATGATGTACAATGTGTTTTTCCTGATGATGCCGATATTTTAACTGCTAAGAATGCTCTTCTTACTATTAGAAAAGCAAATCCTAAATTATTAGTTAAAATTTGGATTAAGTATGTTTATACTCCTTATAAAGAACAAATTGAAGCGGGTGATATTAATTTCTTTTTAACTAAAGATTATTCAACTGATTTGGCTAGAAATGATAATGCTGATAAAATCATGGAAGCTATTGATCGTCTTAGAAAACCTGTAAAAAATATGTCTTCTGAGAATCAAGCAAAAACCATGAACTATATTCAAAATTTATCTAAGTTAGCTATGTTAATACCTCAATAAGAAAAA